CATCATAAGCTATTACAGGAATATCGTTTTTATATGCTTCATAAATTTCAATTATAGAACCAACACTACTATTTAATTCTGTTGTATTTACAATAACAATGTCGCTACTACGAACTAAAGAAATATCAAAATTCATAACTTCTTTTTCATTCTGCTGTCTTTTCTCTTCAAAATTAAAATAGTCACACGGAGAAATGACATTTATTTTTGAATTAGTTGCATCTGAACAATCTTCTAAATTGTCCCTAAACATGTTTCTCCATTTGGTCATTTCTTCATATGTAAGTCCTTGCATTTTCCCAGCAAGGTATATCGTAAGTTCATTATTTCTCATTCTTATTCAATAACCTTTCATATTGTGTTACAATGTTTTTAACAACTTCATCAATATTAGAATTCCAATTGTTATAAACAATCTTATCTGCCAATAATTCTGCTTTATAAAAGTCACTTATATCAGATGTAACTCTTCTATCAGCTTCTTCTTTGTTATCACCACGCAATGCCAACCGTTTCTTTATTGTCTGAATATTGGAAAAAACATAGATAATCTTTGCTGTATAATTCTCCTTTAAGACCTCTTTTACTCCTGCCGGTGTTAAAATAACAATAGTTTTATCACCAGAATTTTTGTAGCTTTCTTTAGATGAGCCATATTTCCATATACCATCGCTAGTCACATATTCCTGCCATTCTAAAAAGAATCCATTTTTTACCTTTTCGTTAAACTCATCATCTGAAATAAAATGATATGTTTCTCCATTTATTTCGCCTTTTCTCATTGGTCTTGTGGTATATGTAACATTTTCATGAAAGCCAAATTCAGATATTAATTTGTCTCTTATTAAGTTTTTTCCACTACAAGTCTTACCAATTAAAATTAACATTTTTTTACCTCAAGTTCTTCGTCCACAAATCCAATAATATGACCATCATTTACAACAATTCTTCTATTTTTATAGTTGTATCCATCAAGACAATCACCAATTGTTACATTATCAAGTTCAATATAATTTTCTTCATGCATAATAATATTCTCCCTATTTGAATTTCTCACAAATATGTGCAAAATATGCAACTTCTGATAAGTCATCGCTATGAATAACTACTCTAAGTGGATGAATTGCAATTGACATTACACCTAATAATGATTTTGCATCCACAACCTGTCGGTCATAAATTGCATCCACATCACTTTTAATATGATAAGTTACTTCGTTAATAAACTCCTTCAATAATGAAATATTATCAAGATTTACAATATGTTCTTTACTCATTAGAATTCCTCCTTTTTGTCGTAAACAATTACTTGTGTTATCATACTTTCCCAATCTTCACATGCAGTAGAAATATCGCCTGTATATCTAACTGTTTTACTTAATGCTTTTGTATCAACAATAAATTCAGCCAACGAACCATCACTGGTACAAATATTATTAGAATCAGTATGAATATCAGCCTTGCAATCCGCTAAAATACACGGAATGATTGTCCCGTCTTCTAATACTAAATCAATATACTGACCGATTTTTGTGGTATATGCAGAGCCAACCGCTATACAATATCTTCCATTTACCTGACGAATACCATAATTGCCGGTATATGCTATTTGCTGCATTTTATATTGGTCACTCGATTTTGATGTTATGGATTTGTAACTCATATAACTTTTAATTTTATTATAGGGGGTATTATATGATAAGTAGTCGGTTGGACTTTCTGAAATCAGTGATTTATACACATAAAATACATTTTCATCTTGCTCTATGCATACCCAATTTTCGTCATAGTCATAATATTCAATTTCTGTATTAAAGGGCTTTACCTCAACAACATAAGATTCAAGATTTGGCTCAACTCTTATATTTGTTGAATTGTTCAAATAGCCAATTTTCGTTTCGATATTTGGAAATTCAATAC